GTGGAATCTGATACCAAACCCGTTGGACTTCCCACAACTGCTTGCGGTGGTTTCTTGAAGGACCCCGAAACTTATCCCAGCGCCATCTATCAGGGCAAACGAGTGTATTTTTGCACCAAAGCCTGCCTGCGGGCCTTCAAGGCCGATCCCGACCGGTTTATGGGCGGGGAGGTTGAGCATCCGCTGGAGAAGGAGTGACCGCAAAATCTGCGAACTCCTTGCCAGATTTTGAGAAATTTGCGGTATAATACCGCCTCGCTGCAGAGAAAATACAGCAGGGCATTCAATCGGGGCGTGGCGCAGCCCGGCTAGCGCGCTTGCATGGGGTGCAAGAGGTCGAAGGTTCAAATCCTTTCGCCCCGACTCTAGACCATATTACATGGTCAAAATCATGAGCAACAGGTCTGTGGTAGACATTCTGAAAGGAATTGTCATGACTACAGACCTGTTGCTTTCCCAAGCCATTGAAGGTTTTTTTATTGCCCGCCGTGCTGATGGTTACAGCCCAAAAACGCTTTATCAATATGACTGGGCGCTCAAAATGTTACTCGAAATGGGAGACCTGCCCATCAAGCAAATAGACACTGAGTATTTGCGGCGGTTTATGGCCTCCGTCCAGCAAAAACCATCGTTATCATCATCATCAGTATTTCATATTTGGAAAGCCCTGCGTGCCTTTTATAAATGGCTTTCATCCGAAGGACTGGCCGCACGGCCAGATAAAGCCCTGACAAAACCGCGTTTTGCTTACCAGGAAGTTCATCCTTTTACCCAGGATGAAATCAAAGCCCTGCTCAAAGCGGTAGATAAAACCAGGCCAACGGAAGGACGGCGCGCGTCTTTTCAAATGCGTAGGCCAACAAAAGAGCGTGACAAAGCCATTGTTTTACTTTTGTTGGACACTGGCATTCGCGCTGGTGAACTTTGCCGTCTGACCGGCTCCGATGTGGATTTGCAAAACGGTCTAATAACCATTCGTCCTTATCGTTCCAGCGTCAAATCACACCCTCGTGTCATTCCGTTTGGGCAGGTGGTCAGAAAAGCCCTTTGGAAGTATTCAACATCTCACCCGTTTATCCCAAACAAATTGATTTTCGACCTGGAATTACCATCCAGTTTGTTGCATCTCCTTCGGAATTTAGGCAATCGTGCTGGTATCAAAAAAGTACATCCCCACCGCTTTCGTCATACTTTTGCCATTGAATATCTGCGTAACGGCGGCGACATCTTCACGCTTCAGCGCATTCTCGGTCATTCGTCTCTCGACATGGTGCGCCGTTATCTGAACATTGCCCAGGCGGATGTTCAGAGCGCACACCGCCGCGCCGCTCCGGTGGATAGATGGCTTGATTATAAATCAACGCGCATGTAGTCTAGAATCAAAATGCCGTTTCGCGCAGTTGTGCTGGATTCGGTTGCCACCGCGCCCCAGCCAACGGCGTTCGTCGGAATGTTGGACGACAGGCTTTCGTTGAACAGCTCAACCCCGGATGTATCAAATATCTTGAACACCGCACTGCCCGATTGAATTTCCACTTTTACTGTGTACCATGTTGATAGTGCGAGTGCATAGGTGTTGACAGTGTACGAATTTCCACCTCCGGACGAACATGCGCCTTTTGCAATGCCGCCTACGATTTCAAAATACGCGCCATCTGTTGGAGCAGTGACGCTGACTGTATTATGGAATCCGATTCTGACCGTCACGCCCGTTGAGTATTCCTGCAAAATCTTCGCAGTAAAAACATTCCCATCCTGTAAAATATTTGCCAATCCTGCGCTTGTTGATGAATGGGTAGTAAAGCGGTATCCGCCATCCGCAGTCTCGGATGAATTCAACGCAATAACCCCAACTTCAGTCGCGCTTCCGTTTGTCTGCCTGGTAGTGCCGCCGTTTATGGCCTCGCCAGTTGTGTATAACGCGTCTGTGGTGAGGAACTCATCGTAAAAGACAACTTGCCGCCCGTCCCTGAAAATTCCCTCTCCAGACGATGATGATGGTTTGAAAAATCTCAAGTCTGTAATCATCGAACCAAATTTGCCGTGCGATATGGACGTTTGGCCGTTGAACATTTTAATCGCAGCCAGGTCGAAGCCGCCAGTGGCTGGAATGTTGCTTGTTGATAATTCGCCGATGCTGTTTGCCGCCCCACCTGTTTGGATTAATACCGTTCCAGAATTGGACCATCCGAGCGTAACCCAGATGGCGTTACTCGCTGGCACGTAAGGTGTCAAATCAATCTCCTGGGTAGGGACTATTAAGTACCCACCGCCCGCGAGCAGCAGACTGCCGCCATGAACGATAACCGTCAAGCCGCTCTTCGGAATGACCAGGCCAGGCAAAAACTGCTCTGGCCGAACATAGAGTGTGTGTAAGCCGGGCCATTGCAATTCGTCCTCTGCGCCGTCTGGAAGACCGACAAAAACAGGTTGCTCATAGGAATCGCGCGGCGCAAGATAATACCGACTGCCGCGATACTCGACCTCTACCGCCAGTCCGAATGCTGTTGGAACATCGCCGTTGTTGAACGCTTCGATTACATCGCCGTTCCACAAGCGCACATAAACCCAATGCAACTTTCCAGGCACGCGTACTGTTCCGTCCGCGCGGCCAAGAAAACCGGTTTCGTGTTTTTCATGCTTTACAAATCCTTGCAGTTTTTTTCTGATATTTTTCACGTTCATGGCATTGCTCTCAACGCAACAAATTGTATATTATAACCATCAACGTAATCCAGCAAATTGGATGTTTTATCAACAAAACTTGCGCCAAAGTCGGGAGTATAAAAGATGTGCGGCGAGCCTCCGTGAACCGCCCATACGTACTTATCTCCTCCCACCGGATAGATTACAGAATTACTTGCCGAACCCAGCGGGAAGGTTGTAATTTGAGTGAACGACACACCGCCGTCTGTTGACTTCCACGCTAGAGAAGAAAACGCCGCCAGTATGTTTGTCCCGGTCTCATTATATGCAGCATGGTCGTTGATCGCTACGCTGAGCGGCATTTGCGTTTGACCGTCGTTAGTTATCACATTTGACACCGTCCCATGCACGCCATAGGCAAGCGTAATAATTTTATCCAACATCCAATAGCGTACATGGGGAATAGACACCCCGCCGACATTGTAAAAATTTGTAATATAATCTTCTGTTGTGCCGTCAAATGATAAGCGCAAAACCCTACCCTCGAAGCCAATACCATGCGGATAGGTAAATATCACCCCGTTCCTGCCCCATGACAACGCGCCGGTATACTCTGAATATTGCGTCAATTGGCGTTTTTGATTTAGACCATACGACGACCCTGTAAAAACAATTGTGCGTCTAACTGGATAAGAATTTCCCGCTACGACCATAATTTCGTCATTGCCAACAGGGTTACAAGCCAAACCCATAATGAAATACGGGAATGGAAAACCAGCAAAGTCTCCCGGCAAAATAGGTTCAAAATAAGATTCATCCGCAACAAGGTAAGCAAAATAACCAGCCACACCGTGATATATGCGCTTTTTGGTGGCTATGTAATACCGCCCGGTCTGATCCATGTCCATCGTGAAAAATCCAGCGGTGTAATCGCTTTCCTGGAAACCGTCGTTGAGCGGAATCCAAACTGGAGCAGTTTTGTCAAACGTTTCCGACCAGAACAAACCTTGTTTGGTCAGCAGCAATACATAACGAGGAGCCTGGTTGATAACCGGCAATGGCGGCAAGGGAGGCGGCAAGGGAGGCGGCGGAAATTTCGGCGGTTGCCAATTATCCGCGCCGGATTCATCGTTCGGCGGGATGTCGCCGTCCACTGCGGGGGCGGGAAACATCTCTGGGTCGCAGGTCAATTCGATTGAAAGCGTACCCGTTTCGGGGTTATGCGCGAGGCGCAATTCGCGGGGTAAAATGCGCCCGTTGTATTCAATTCCTTCCGGCGTGTCCGCTGGCGCAATTGCAATTTCGAGATATTGACGCGGCGCAAGCGTAATCAGGCGCACAGGAGCAGTAAGAGTGATGGAAAATTGATATTTTCGATTTTCATTACTCAGTATCAGCCCTGCCAGCACGTTGGCTTGCGCTTGATTAGATAGCAACAGCCGGTCTTTTTGTATAACCTGACCAAAACGCCCAAAAACATGACCGCATGACAGCGAAAATATCGCCTGTCCTCTGCCATTGACAACCGCCACGCCAGACAACTCCACCCGCGATACCTCCGGCGCGCGTGTCAGACTGACGCCGACATTTGCGTAGTCGTCTTGCGTCAGAGTCATCACTACTGGAATGCCGCCGCGCTCGGACTCTGGCAGGTAATTGGCGTCCACCTGCACAAACAGGCGGTTGTACGGGTCGCAGACCGGCGCGGCCAAAATCGTCTCTTGCGCCAGCGTCGTAATTTGCGCCCATAGAGAGCCAGTCGGCGCTTGCAAGGCGCTGGCTTGGCGCGTGTCGCTCGTCAAAAAGAAATCGGCGCAATTGCTCAGCGTTGAACGCCAGTAGAGCAAATGCCATAGCGCCTTGTCCACCGTCAGCGTTTGTATTTTTGTCCATGCGTTTGGCGCGTTTCTGACGTTTTCAATCCCGCTGGGGTAGCCGGTGATTTTATTCAGCCAGTAATGTGCGCCTTTGACGGCCAATGTAGACATTCCTTTTTTGTCGTCCACCTGGCATTCAGAAGCGTCCAGCCATCCGATTGCCAAAATATTTTCCGCTCCTGAAACAGGTCCAATGCTTTGCGGCTGTTCTTCAGTAAACAGGACGACCTTGCAATAATCGCGCGGCGTGAAGCCAGGCGGCGTGGGAAGGCTGAAGGAAAACTCGAACCCGCCGCGCTCGAAACTGCCGCTAAAATCTTCCAACCTAATTTCGACAGGCGGGTTGGCGGCGTCATAGACATATACGTTGCGATACCCAACGCTGGTTTTTCCGTTCGCGCTGGTGACAGTGCATTGGAGTAGGATTCGCCCGGCGGTGGTGGCGGTCAGGGTCGGCGTTGCAGTATTTGCGTTGATGAGAGTCGCAGAGCCGCGCAACACAGACCAGGCATAGCCGCTGATGGATGAGCCGATAACCCACGAAGCAGACGCATCAAGTTGCGTTGATACACTTGCGCCAGTCAGTTTCAGCACACGGTCGGGACCCAGGCAAGGAATGGGCGCGAAAGCGTTGTGCTGGTCTCCATAAGCAATGTCGTAATCCATCCAGACTGTTCCGTTTGCCGCCACGCGCAAATGGCGCGGCCAGATGGCAAATTCGTCTATGACGGTCAGATAAAGATTATCTTCCCATTTTATTTCGGAAGTTTCGCCGATGTAAGCAGTGTCAACCGTCCATGCTTTTCGGACACGCGCCAGGCCTTTATCCCACGCGCCGGGGGTTGTCCCAACAAGGACGGTCATGCCTGGCAGAACATTGGTCAGCGTGCCGCTGGCATTGTTATACGCTGCCTGGGCGATTTTGTCATGCGTGGCAAACGTCTGATTGACTTGACACTGATACACTGTCGCGGGTTGGTCAATGACGGCAAACAAGCGCGCCGCCAGGCCGTCCGAGCGGTAGATTGCCAATTCACCGGGAGTTGCAGGGCGGGTCATACGACTTCAGTCAAATGAGTAAAGGTAATAATCAATTCCAGGCGGTCTCGCACGGCAGGTTCTCGGCCTTCCTCCTCCGGCCACGCCATAACCGCCTGGTAAGTGTGGTAAGCGTCATCATTGGCAAGCGTTTTGATGTACACATTTGCAGAAGCGCCGGGGCAAAATGATTTGAGTTGGGCGCGCTGTTCGTTCGTCAACCGCGAAAATGTCCACTGACACGTCGGATAGCCGCGCCCGTAAACGCGCCCGCTGGCCGCCGTGACGAGTTCAGCATAGTCACGGTGTACTGCGCGCGGAACGGAAAGTGGCGTTGGCAGGGCCTCAATGTTGGTTGGTGGGTTGGATGTTCCCAATGCGAATTGAGCCATGTTTGCCTCCTACGCAAATGCTTCCGCTAACGCGCGATTGTTGCGCGCCAGGCGTTTATCAATTTCACGGATGACCTGAGCGAGCGTCAGGCTGGACGTTTCAATGCGCATGTTCACGCCGCTCGAATCGGCGCGAGTTGTTTCGCCGCGTTCGTTACTCAGTATGCGGTGTGTGGGGATAATGTTCCCGCTGGTGTGTGGGATGAGCAATTCTGGCCCGCGCTCGCCCACCCAATAAGGCGCGCCTGCGTTGACCCATCCGCCGCTTGCGCGTCTGCCTATGCTCCCTCCACCTCCACCGCTGGAAGGGATAGGCGTCAAAAACGATTGCGCAGCTTGTTGCAGCCAGGCGCGGTAACGAGCTGTCAATTCCATGCCTGCTCTTTGCAATGCGGACTGGTCATTGAGCGCCAGCGAACGCAAAACATTCAATCGCTGCTGCTCGGCGGCCTGCAATTGCTCCAGTTCAGCCTTATAGTTCTTGTCGTATTGTTCCAACCGCGTTTTTTCCTGCTCGGCAAGTTTTTGCAGTTCCAGCGCGTGCTGGTTGTCCAATTGCGCCAGGCGCGCCTGTTGTTGCGCGGCGAGTTCCTGTTGCTGACGCTGGAAGTCTTCAAGCCTGCGCTGGCGTTGAAGCGCGAAATTCGTTTCCATATCGCGCAATTGCATCGCATAGTCTTCGTTGCGCCGCCGCATCTCCACGCGGTAGTTCTCTTCGGCTTCCTGGCGCTGGTCTTCGTATGCCTGTTGTTCGCGCACCAGCCCCAGGGCATCGCGTTCATCCACCAGGTCGCGCACACGGCGGTTATGGTCGCGCTGGAGTTTGCGCATCTCACGCTGGTGGTCTTCCTCCGCCCGCCTGACCTCCAATCCATGCCGCCGCGCGGCTTCGCGCCGCTGGCGGTAGTAATCCTGCTCGGTGCGCTGTTCGGATAATGCAAACGCGCTGATGGCTTTGGCGCGCTGTTCGGCATACTGAGCGATGATTTGTCCGCGCTGGCTCTCGTAGGATTGCTCGATTTCAGCCCGCCGCGCGCCGAATTCCGCGACAATGGCATTACGCGCTTCTTCGCTTTGCTGTTCGTATTGTTTGCGTTTATTTTGTGCGTCTTCCCAGGCAGCAAAGGCATCCAATTGCGCTTGTGTGACGGTTTCCATTGATTGCGCATCTTGTTGAGCGGCTTCGGCTTGTTTTTCGATGACTCCCGTCAGTTCTCCCATCCAGCGAAACCATTCCTGCCCCATTTCTTCTCCGCCGAACAATTTGCCAAGCCCATACGCGCCGACGCTGGCAAATTGCCCAAGATTTGCCAGCCCTTGTTTCTGCCCCCATTCTGATTGTGCAATGGCCTCATAACCTGCCAGCCCCAGCCCAATGCCGCCAGTAATTGCGCCGCCTGTCCCTGTAGCAAACGCTCCGACCGCTTTGCCCGCCCCGGCAAGCCATCCGCCTGCGCCAGCCAAACCGAGCTGCTTTAGCGTTCCCGCGAGCATGGCAATTGACCCAAGCGACTGTAATATTTCGCCTGTGACTTTCAGCCCCGCTCCCGCGCCAATGGCAATTTTGATGAGTTCGGGATGCGCTTCGACGAAATCCGCCAGCGCGTCCATGAAGTTCGACGCGTCTTCCAGCAGCGGTAAAAGTTCCTGCGTTGCCACCCGTCCGATGCGCAGCCAGGCGTCCTGAATTTCGCTCATCTCGCTTTTCCAGCGCATAACGAGCGGGTCGCTCTGCGCGGCGGTGGAAAGGAAAAGTTGAGATGCCTGCGCCAGCGGCGAGAGAATGGCGTTTCCAACGCCGCCAACGTATTGCCCGACCTGAGAGAGTTTCTCTCCGATGTCACGGAGTTGATACAGGTTATCGCGTACGTCCCGCGCTCCCTGCGCCATGCCCTTGACTTCAGCGACCGCTTTGCGCGCCGCATCTGCCACGCGGTTCATTTCCGCTTCGACCGCCTGCAACTCACGCTCCGCGCTTTTCGTATCCTGTCCCAATTCTCTGAACATCTTCAAGGATGCTCGCAACTCTTCGGCGCGCCTGGATAAACTGACGAATTTCTCGTTCAGTTGTTTCAGTTCGGCGTTCGCTTTTCCTGCGTCTGCGCCGAACATCAACAAGATTTTGAGCTGCTTTTCATCCATAGGCGATAACTTTTTCTCTCAAAAGTCGTATAATGAACACAGGAGAACAACAAGATGATTACCAATTACGCCGGAATCGAGCAGGCGGAAAAGGACGCTAAAGAACTCGAAGAGAAATACAAGACCATGCTGGAATATGGAAAAGACGAATTGCCAGTACGGGCGCCTTCCCTCCAGTGGCTTGCATTTGCTCTGATTGGAGTTTTTGTTTGCGGGCTGGCCGTCTTTCTGGCAATCATTTTGTTTTAGTCCGCTCTCGCTCTGCGAGTATCCACCCGCAATAGCGGGCAGTTATCAGGTCATCTACCCAGTCTTCTGGCATACTCAGTATCTCCTGCGGCGTCCAATTCCAATTTGACAAATCCAGCAATTGAATCATGCGGGCGACCTGCCCTACCGGATGGTGAAAATGAATCCGCTCCGGCAGGTCAGGGACGCCCGCGTCTTGTTCGCCGTAGTAGCGCGTCAGCCAGCGGTAGGCTTCGAGCGTTTTTTTTCCTGCGCTTCCGGTTCCGGCAGGCGCGGCTGCCAGTGCGGATTGACCTCGTACACCGCCGCAAGCCAGGCTTCGGTAATCTGGTCGGGCAGGGCAAGAAATTCATCGAAAGTCAACTCTCGCACGGGCTTGCCGCCGATTTCGCCGTCCGAACACGCCAGGCAGTCGGGATACATGAAGCGGCGGGCGAACCAGACGAGCGGGTCGTCTTCGTCTTTGGCTTCGGCAGCCAACTGTCCGCGCCGCATTCCCATCAAGGTGGTGGCTTCGCAGATTTCCAGACGGGCGGTGACCCCGCTGGCGGTCAATTCGAGCGTTTTCATCCGGCAATCTCACGCAGAACGACAATCACATCGCCGGCGGCGGGCGCGGTCGTGAACGTCACGCCGGTCACAGTCTTGGTGATGCCGCTGGTCACTTCCACGCCGTTCTTCCAGACCTTGATGCCGTCGGTCGAGACGGCGGGATAATCGGTTGGAAAGTTGAAGGCGGTGGTAGAGCCATCGCCCAGGAAGGAGGCAATCCGCAAGGGGTAGTTGCTCCAGAACTCCAGAATTTGGGCCTCCAGGAAACCTTCGGCGGCATTCGAGAACTGCACGCCCCACAGATGCTTGCGGACGCGGTTCGGCGCGACCTGATACTGAGTAACCGCTTTGTCTGCGCTCATGCCCGGCGATTTGCGCACCACCTGCGCGCTGGGCAGGATGAACGAATGCCAGTAGGTCTTGCCGGTATCCAGCCCTTTGGCGGCCTGGTAAAGCAGCAGGCCGACGCGCGGCTCAAAGCCCTGTTTGTTGGTGGCAATGCCAACGGCGGACGCCTCGCCAACGGTCAGGACTTTCGTCCCATCCAGCAGCGCGGCAAGCGCAGGGTCGGCGGCTTCCACGTTCAAGCGTCCATCCGCGCCTTCCTGCGGCGGCAGGTAAACCACCTGCGTAATGCCATCTTCGCCCATTCCGGTCAGTTTGCGGGCGTCGGGGACGTTCAACTCGAAGGCGGTCGAACCTTTGAATTGAACGCCCTCATAGACGGTCGTCCCGCTGGCTTTGGGGTAGCCGTTGGCGTCCAGTTCAAAGACGCAGGCGTAGCGCAGGCCATAGTTGAGAGTGCGTTCAGTCGGAGCGGTCATCTTGTTTCAATCCTTTCTTTTTGGTTACGGAGTTTGCTTCGGAAGTTTTGCTTTCGCTGGGAAAAACTGCTATCACTGCGCGACGAACGCCTAAGCAGTTACAATACCAGCGGTCAACTCCGGCTTCGTCCTGTTCGGGAGGTTGAAGGGGGCGCTTGCAAATTGGACAATCCATTGATTTTCTCCATACGAATATCGTGGTCGCGGAAATCATCCATCAAATTTTTGATTACATTGGCTAATTCTTCTAATTTTTCAACAACCTGTTGATTGACAATACGATTATTCTCATCTCTGGCGTCGAAATATTTCTGCCACTGCTCATTATTCTGACGGACGATTTCGGCGTAATGAGCGTTGATTTCCGCAACCGCTTTGGAAAATACATTGACCAGCAGCCAGCCCAAGCCAGCCAGCAGGAAGGCGAAAATAATGACGACGGGAATCTGCTCCCAAACGCTGACTGGCACTTCGGGCATAGGCTTATCCTTTCGCAGGCTTTGGGGAGATGAGATAAGTCGCCTGATTGGCGATGACGGCAGCGATAAACGCCTCGAATGCCTGTACCGCACCAGCCTGATCACAAGTAGCAAAATCATAGATGCCAGCGCACGAGAGCGCGAACGCGCCGGCGGTGGCAATAAACAACAAGCCGAGCATCACCAGCCGCTTGTGCACACCGTCCAGCGCGCCGTACCAGTCAGACGCGCCCGGCACGTAGGAAAACAGGAGAGACAGCAAAATCCCTGCAATCATGGAAAGAAACTCAGCGTTCATTTGAACTCCTTTTTGGTTTATTCATATCTCGCAATGGAAACGGGGACGATGGAAACAATGTTCAGGCGAAACTCTACGCCGAGATAATTTTGCCCGGCGTATGGCAAGACTTGAATGCCGCCGTCGCCCAGCCAGGCGGCCCGCTTCACGAAGGGCAGAGCGGAATCTTTCGTTCCGTTGCCCAGCAGCGGATGAGACAGAAAGACATCCCGCACACTCAGTAGAAATTCGTCCACCGCCTTCTCCGCTTCGCCGTCATAGCCTGCCTGCACGGGCTTGACGTACAGCCGCATGAACCAGGTGCGCATTTCTTCGATGAGCGTCTCGCCGAGCAGTACGACAGCGGCGGGACCAGTGAAGGTGCAAAACAGCGGCAGGTCGCTTTCGGGGAGTGACTGTGGGGCAAAGGCATAGGCGCGCTTGACTCCCGGCACACTGCGCTGGATTTCAGCCAGCCGATTCCGCACTTGCAGCATGGTCGTCATACCACCACCATCCGCTTGTAGGAGCGCAGCATCTCCGCCACGCGGGCGGGCAGAGCTTTCGTGTACTGGAGCGTTCCCAGTTCGGCCACCCCGATTGAATCCGTCAAGCCGCTCTTGATTTCCTTGTAGAAGCGCACAGCCAGCAAAACGGCGGCGTTCACAAGGTCATCAGGTAATGTATTGAAACCGCCGATGTAGGAAATTTTGACCTGCGCCTTGCCGCGCCGCTCGGAAACGTCCGCTGAAACTGCGTAACCGTCCACGACCGCATAGGCGGCGGTCACAGACTGCCACGTCTCGCGTGGGTCGAAGCGGTAGGACAGCGCGCTCACGCTCTCGACCTTCGGCTTGCGCGGCCAGCAATAGAGTTTGCCGTCTGCCGACACCAGCGCGGGCAGAACTTCATCCGTCACAGTCTCGCGGACGAAGTAATCGTCACTGTCCATAAAGCCCGCGCAGTGGCGGTCAATGGCGCGGCTGGCTTGCGTGATGAGCGCGGCGAGCAGGCTGTCGTCAGTCGTCTCGGCGCTGCCGAGCGCGGCTTTGACGGCGCTCAGGCTGGCGTAATCCGTCATCGGTGGTCTCCTCGGTAATGGGCACAATCATCCCAGCGGCGGCAAACTCACGCGCCAGGTCGTCGGGCAGGTCAATTTCGCCGTCTTCTACAGCGGCATGAAACTCACCCCGCGAAACAGCGGTCAGGTTCGGGTCAAGGATGCGGTATTTCATAAGGTCTCCGGTCGGGAGTCTCATAGTCTGATAATCTTTTGACTACCAGACTATGAGACTATTCGACTACGCGTTCCCAATGTTGGTGATGATACCGATGGAGAACGGGGCGTAGTGCGCGAGGACACCGTCGAAGTACACGCCGCTTTCGTACTTGCGGGTGCGCTGGGGCCACTCGATTTGATAGTAGTCCTGGCGCAGGCGCATTTCCATCACATTCGGCACGCCGTTCACTGGATAAGGCAACTGTTCGGTGACGGCAACCAGCGTGCCGGGTGGCATATACGGGTGGATTTCCAGAGGCACTTCGGGAGCCGCGCCGAGCGCGAAGCGGTTGAGCAGGCTCTTGACGCGCATCCCCGCCGTGAACTCCGCGCCCGTGACGTAGGGAATCTGTGCGGCAGTCGCGGTCAGCACCTTTTTGGTGATGTTGTCCGCTTCCTGGGCATTGACGTAGATGCGGGATGGCGAGAGGCGGAAGTTATCCCACAATGAGCGGAACAAGTCGTTGATTTCCACGATGCCGCCCTGCCCGTCAGCAGTGAGACCCGTCCCCGTTCCAGGCGTACCGTTTGCCATGTTTTTGATGTACGCGCCGGAGCCGCTTGCCCAGGCGTGATACAGGATGCCGTCGTAGGCGTAGGCGTTGGTGGAGTTGTCGGCGGTGATGGACGCGGCGGTCTGGGTATCGGTGCGCAGGCTAGTCAATTGCACGCTGTTGATGGTGGTGATGGCTTGCAGGTATTCCGTGCCACCCGAGCCGACGTACCACGCATAGGCAACCGCGCCCGGCACAACAGGGGTGGATGCGCGAATGACACTATCGCCGCCGTTGGCAATCGCGCCAATACTGGAAGCCGCTGACTTGTTGGATGAACCGCCGCCATAGGCGAAAGGTGAACCGCCCGAAGCCGGAGTCACGCTCACCTGACCGACCACGCCGTCCGTCAGGGATGAAGCGAGATAGCCGTGCAGGGTAAGCGCCACCACGCGCACGTTGTACGTGTTGTCGGCAATCGAGCCGCCGCCATTCACAACGGTCCAGGTTGGAGCGGCGGGCGTACCAAGTGCAACAGCGTTGTTTGCTCCCAGGTTGGCGATTTCCTCTTCAATCATGGTCGCCCACAACAGCCGTTGCGCTTGCGTGGCGCGGATGTCCTCGAAGCCGACGGCGGCGCGTTCCGCCTCGAAGGTGATGGAATCTTCCATGCCGAGCGTTTTATAGTTGGCGCTCTTGTCGCTGACGGCGGTCGTCACCACGCCGTTGCGCTCCCCTTCGGGGACAAAGCCACGCAGGGCGGCGGTGTTGATTCCCGTCACCACCTTCCAGTGAGTAGAAGTCCCGCCGCCGCCCGAAACGCGCGGCAGGCGGTTGCGGATGGGGGTGAGAACGGGGACGAGATTTTTAGCAGGGGCTTGCAGGTCATAGGCGACAAGCCCGGTCGCTTGCGTGATGCCGGCCTTTTGCAGGATTTCGGATTTCGGCGCGTTCAGCGCCTTCTGGAATTCGGCAATGGCTTGCTGGGTGAGTTGGGAAAGGTTAGAAATCATGGTTTCTCCTGTTGTTTACTTTTGGGTTTGATGGATTGCCTGAATTTCAAGTTTAGCAATCTCATTTCGGAGCGCCTGCACCGCGAGCGGGTCGGAGACGGTCTCCAACGCTTTTTTCAACGCTTCGGCTTGCTGGAGGGCGGCGCTGGTCTTGGCGTCCAGCGTTCCGAGTTCGCGCAGGACGGGACCCGCCCCGCCGCGCTTGCTCAGCGTTTCAACTTCCACCGCCAGCCGCGCCAGGTCATTGACGATTTGCGATTGACGATTTTCGATTTGAGATTTCAGCCCGTCAAATGCTTTTTTCAAATCGCTGACGCTGCCAGCCGCTTTTTGCATGTCGCGGATTTTGGCGCTCATTTGCATCGCGCCGCCAACGGATTCGAGCAGCCCGATTTCTTCCAGGATACTCAGTACCAGGGCGCGCACATCATCGGCGGTGAGCGGCTTCGGCTGTTCTTCAGCCGATTCTTCGGGCGCGGGTTCTTCCCCGCCCGCCTGCGCTTCGCCTTCGGGCGCGGCGTCTTCGGACTGTTCCTGTTCGGGCGCGGGCTGTTCTTCTTCCATTACAGCGGCGACTTCTTCCGCAAGGGCGGCGAGTTCTTCTTCGCTCATATCGCCCAATTGCTTTTTGAGTACGGATTGAATTTTGTCCTTCATTGTTTCTCCTTCTGACTGATTACTGACGGCTGAAAACTGCTTACTGATAACCGCCCCATCCGCCTTGACCATCTCGAACTGCGCGCCGGGGATGCAGGGCAAGTCCACCAGGCTGATTTCGTTTGGGATGGCGACGTAGCGGGTGAGCGACTTATTCAGCGGGTCCGACCAGCGCTCGCCATACCGCCCGCCGATAGAAAAGCCCGTGAAGACGCCTTCGGTCACTTTCTGCCATGCTTCGGAATCCAGCACCTTCACGCCCACGCGCACGGCTTTGGCGGCATCATCGAAGAGCAACTTGATGACCTTTCCGACCGCCTTCAAGGTGTGGCTATCGCGCACGTTGCCGCGGCTCTTGCCGCCGCTGGCTTTTTCTACGCGCTTCGACCACTCCCAGAAATACGGCTTGGACTTCTCATAGTCCATAATCTCGCCGCTCTGGTCGGGCTGCTCGATGGCCGCCACGCCCCACACCTCGCGGCGGGCTTCGTCGGCTTTGGTCAGGGGGATAAACAGATTTTTCAATGTCGTCATGGCAACTCCAAAACAAAAAAGCCGGTGAAAGCAAGGACAACCATCAAACGATGGTCATGCTTGCTCTCACCGGCTCTACCGGTCTTGCGAGGGCAGTTGCCGCGCCCCTATCGGGTTCTTCCGCGACTCGGTTTGCGGCCTGCGCTTTCGCGCTCGATTACGGATATTCTAGCACAAGTTTTCTAGGATTTCAAGATTCAAAACTCATTTTCAAGATATTCTTGCAACGCCTGACCAAGCGCCTCGTTGACGTCATCCAGGCTCTCTTCCAGCGCCTTGTCCACCGTCTTCCAGCCGCGCGCCGCGTGAATAGCAGCCTGTTGATTGCCTTGCACATATTCGGCATAACTGGCGTTATTCCCCACCACGCCCAGAACAGCGTTCTCCTGCTCAAAGACCTGTGCATCCCAAGAACGCCCCAGCATTTCGGACGTTCCGCCCGCCGCAAGCTTATAGCCTGCAACGGTCGGGACATACTTGACTTTGAACCGCCGCGCCGCCTGCTTTGCTGTTTGCGCTCCAACGCTGACGCCCAGATTGCCGCCCAGCGTCTTTTTCGCCATAACGGGATACCACCAGCCGCGCCCGCGCTCGTAGTAGCCCAACGGTCTGCCGTTCTTATCTGCGCGCCCCGGTCGGTTGGCTTCAGTGGACGGCGGATACTCGCTGACGCACTCCTGCACGGCGCGCACGCTGACGGTCATCGCCTTTTTCAGATAAGGCATGACGCGCTTTGGCGCTTCTTTGAGCGCCTTCAGAAGTTCATCGAAACCCTCGATAATCAACGCTTTTTCGGTCATTTTACCGCCGTTTCTTCCTGCATTCCGCCGCCGCGTTGCGATTTGGCGGACGGCGCAACCCAGCAGCGGCAATTGACGTGCGCTGGCGGCTGAAGAATTTCCAATCCTTTTTTATCTCTTCCAAAGGGCATTCCTATTTTGACCTGCTTATTGCTCAATGGGCCGCAAACAGGACAAACCAATTCATCCCTGTTCGTCCGCCAAATCCATTCGGTGATACCCTCCCGCTCATAAGCCGTTCTTTGCCCCTGGGCAAAGGCGCGGGTCGTTTCGGTAACGGCGATACGGTTTGCCCGAACTGCATTGAATTCCTCTTCCAATTTCGCGTTCAATTCTCCAACCGTCGCTCCGGAACGAGCAATCCAATCCGCAATGATTTGTCCGACGAATTTTTTATTCGTGGTATCCAAAAACACAAGCAGTTGGTCAGTGTAATTACGCGCCCAATCTTCCGCCAGGCGGCTGTATAGGGTATTGTCGAAAGCAATCCCCAATTGCCGCGCTGCGTTGACCATGCCGCTGTACGCCATCTGTGTCAGGCGCGGCAGGAAGAGCGCAAGCAGGCGGCGGTTTTCGTTTTCCCAAAATTCTTCAGTCAACGACATTTTTGAGTATCCGTTCTTTCAATCCAGAAAAATACTCGGCAATGGCTTGCTCCAACTCCCGTGCGCTGGCGCGTTTCAACGCGTCCAGCGGGTCGGGCAAAACTGGGGCATAGGGACGTTTTAGCCGCTTTTCCAACTCTTCGCTTTCATTCAGCAGGCGGTCGAACACAGCGGCGGCGTCATCGGCGGTTTTGCACTCGTTCAGTTGCGCCCGAATCTCGTTTTGGAAATCCAGCGGCAGGATGTCGCTGGCAAACTGTTCGCGCGTCTTGCCTTTGAACAGCGCCACCGCGTTATTGCGCCAGCGGTGCAATTCATAGCGAGTGGCGCGCTCCAGCAGGGCCGGCAGGCCCGGCCAGGACGTGGACGGCGCGCCGAAGGCCGGGGCCGGCGTTCCTGTGGACGTGCGATATTCGGGCGGCACGCCCAGCCGCTCCTGGACGTAGGCGGGGGAATATACGCCCATCGAAAGATAGACCTGGTCAATCTGGGCGCGGCGGAGTTCGTCTTCGGGCGGTTCCAGCCCCTTCCAGCGGAATTCCGCGTCCGGGCGGCGGAAGAAATCGCGCAGGATACGGTCAAAGAGCGATTTGAGATAGCCCGTGATGGGTCCAATCATCGAGCGGTACTGCGCATTTTCCATTCCCTGCACATAGCCCGCGCCGCCCAGCCCGGAAGCGGCTACAAGCCCAAACTCGGCGGGGTTGTTGCCGAACGCCCAGCACATCACCTGCATCAGCCACTTGTCCACTTCGATTTTGTCCACATCCGTCATTTGCGGCTGAAAGATGCTCTGATTGCCCATGCTGGGGACAAACAGGATTTTTGACGCGCGGGCGATGTCGCCTTTGACAAGCGCGTCATAGTACTCCTGGAAAACCTTGATTTGCTCTGGACTGGTCTTTTCAATATCCACGCTCACCAGAACGCCGGGGATGTTGCCCTCGGTAAAATAGCCCATCCGCTGAAGGTCATGCCGAATCGCCGTGTTGACCGCCATGATTGCCCACTCGATGGGCGATTCGCC